AACTGAATAAATATAAGGAGGTTGGACACCTCCTTTTTTAATGAGCAGAATATTACGTCACGTAGGAAATAAGGATTTCAAAAGAACTCGTCAAAGGCAGGTTGATGAGCAGAGAGAAATTGCTGCAAAAAAATTAAAAGAGTTGCAAGAAGCAGAAGAAGAAAGAAGACAAGTAGAAGAAATAGCAAGACCTTATAAGTCTAATTGGAGAGACGAATCTCAATTTGAACCAACTGAAATTGAACCGACTCAAATTGAAGAAGACTATGTACAATTTCTCTTAGAGAGTGATTGGACTCCTGTTGCGGGTTCTATTGCAAACTCAACTACAACAACATTTATATCTACAATTGATAATTCAACTTTACTTCACGTTTCTGGTCTTGGTGGAGTAGAAACAACTCCAAAGACAGCTATAATTGATTTTGGATTTGGTGATACATTAGAAGTTGCTGCACCTGATTTTAGTCAATTGGGTCTGCAAGGTTATGTTGTCGGTGCGATGATGAAGAGGCGTGAAAATGAAGACGTTAATGCAAAACTTGATGCATCACAAGAGTATGCAAGGTTGGTTAATGCAGACGTATTGATGGATGCTAGAGTTGATTTAAATCCAGAACAGAAAAAGTTACTTAGTTATACTGAAAATTGGACAGAAAAACATAATCAAGCACTTTCTGAAATTTCTGAACTCCCAGACAAAGGATTTGCTGTTGCTACAGAAGTTGAAATAAGAAATAAGAAAACTGGAGAGGTGCAAACATATGAAGTTCCAATGAAATTGGGACAACTAACTTTATCATCTGTAAATCAACTTAATAGATATTTAAAAGATGTTCGTGCTAATCCAGATTTAGAGATGGCCACGAGAAAGAAATATTCTGATGCTGCGAAAAAAATTGCAAGTGTAATGAAGGCATTGAATAGCGAGAAAACTCCATTGCAATCAAGCCCACAATTTGATAGAAGACCCGTTTTAGCTACGGATATTGATAAAGTTTATGAATATGGTAAAAATCCAGGGACTAAATTATACAAGTTACAAAAAAGGACAGAGGAAATATTGGGTGGGTTTACTCCAGGCAATCCTGGTGGTAATAAATTTAATTCTAATTTTAGAGAAATTCTTGGTGTTTCTGATGCCGTAGCTGATTATGGTAAATTTAGTATAGTTACCGATAAAACTTTTGAACGTTATGATCATGCAACAAAATCAAACGTAAATCCTGGTAAGTTTGAATATGTTGACGCCGAAACTGTAACTCAAAGAGAATTGCTTTTAAGGCAATCATATAATACCACATACCTTGAGGGTGTTCTTGATGGTAATCCGATTGGTAACAATGCATTGGGCAATGCAGTACGTGCTTATACTTCATATGATCCAAGTGCATTAATGGACACTGGTGATGAAATATTGGTGACAAAACCAAATCTTCTTGAAAGATTAAAGTCTATTGATCCTAAACTTAAAAAAGAAAGTACAACTATAAATGTAGAAGAACAACAAAAAATTGAAGAGATTTTAGGACCGGAAGGAGAAATTCCTGTTCCAGTAAAATCACCCACTGAAAGAAAGGAAATTACAAAAATTCTTACAAAACCAAAATATAGTCAGTATCTGGAACAAAATCCAGTTGTAGCTACTGAACTTGTTTATAAAATGGTTCCTGGTGTAGGTAATCCTGGAACACAGAGTTTACCTGGCGGAGGATTTGTTGATCCGACTTTACCAGATGCACCAAGGAAAGCATCTATAGCATCAGTTCTTACTAGTACTGCATCTGAACTGGGTAATAAAAAACCCAGTCAAGTTTTTAAAGAGTTGGGTCAGATAAAAGAAACGACTCCACTACAACGTGTTGATCCTAGAAGGAATTCGATCAACGCTAAAGTTATACAAGCAATCAGTAACACACAAACGAGAACTACTGATACAGTTGCTACCAATGCGAGTAGATCGCCCAGACAAACACCAACAACTGTTGCTACTGATCCAACACCCGAATATTCTCCTCAGGATAGAGCACGTAATCAAGCTGCTCGTCTTGGAACGAAGGTCGCTCAAGGTGTTGCCGATAATTTAGCTGCCAAGTCTTTTGGTGACTTTACATATAAGGGATTGAAACCTGGAGTAAAATTTGATCCTAAATTTGCTGGTGGAGGAGATACACTTTTTGGATTGAATCCTAAAGGGAAAAAACTGACACAACTTATTCCTGGAGCAGGTGTGTTAGATCGTGCCGGACAATACACTTCACCAGATCCCAATTACGTTAAAAAATATGCAAAGGGTGGAACTATCACAGCTTTACCTAAAGATCAACTTCGCGCTACGAGAGGTATTAAAAATCCACTCGGTTCTCAAGTATCTAGAGGATTTGATGCACCAGTTTCAGGTTTTATGGGAGGAGGTTTAGAAAAATTCTCCACAACTGATGATATAGCTCGCGCAGCTGCAGATCCAAGAGCACGAACGTTTGATCTGTCCACACCAGCAGGTGCTCAACAATATGATGATTTTGCTAAAGCTGCAATGGCAAAATCTGGACTTGCAGGAAAACTTTCAAGAGGTGCTTCTAGAGCAATTCCTTTTGTAGGTGCAGGTCTTGCTATTGCTGATGTTGTAAGTAGAGTAAGTGAAGGTGATTATCCTGGAGCTGCTCTTGGCGCATTGAGTGCTGTTCCTGGTCCAGTTGGTTGGATTGGAATGGGTAGTCAACTTGCTTATGATGGTGCCATGGCAATAGCGGAAGCACAAGCAAAGGCAATACCAAAACCCACCTCTGATAAAAGGTCACAAGCAGCGGCAAGAAGAAGAGAAAATCAGGATGCTGCTCAGCAGCGTCAACAATCTAGAGTTAATGCTCAGATGGATAAGTTTGCTAGTCAAATGGATGATATTTCCAAGAGACAGCAGGATCTTAGATCTGAAAGAGACAACTGGGATGCAGAATGGCAAAAGTCTACTGAGGAATTACAAGATAAGCATCAGCAAGAAATGGATGCACATAGTGCACTTGAAAAGGCAAATGAAAGTGCTATGGATGCTCTCACTGCTGCATATGAAGCTGCTGTTGCTGCATTAGGTCCCGGACCAGGACCCGATGGGAAACATGTCTGGAATAGACCAGAGACTGCGGCAGAGATGGAAGAGAGGATGAGAACAGGTCAATATGTTTACCATCCCATTTATTCTCCTAATGGAAAATGGACTCATGGTTGTGGAGGAATATGCACAAGGACTGAAAGTAGTCCTCAATGGCAAGCACTTTATGATAAGTATCATGCTGATTTGGAAGGATTGTTTGATAAGTCTGATGAATTGAGACAAGCGGGAGAGGATTTGAAAGATAATCAACAAGATGAGTGGGATGATCATGATAAAGGTGATAGAAGTGATGAATTTGGTGAACGTGAGGATGCCTTAAAAGATGAGTTTAATGATCTTAATAATAAGATGGGTGATCTTATGAGCGACCCTGGATCTATAGGCAAATATGATGGTGGTGGATCTTCCTCATCCTCAGGACGTAGAGGTGGGCAAGGTGGTCTTCCTTTAGGAACAACAACTTATCGCTCTGGCGGTGCTAGGGGATCTAGATCTCAAGCGTCATCTCTTGCCTCACAAGCATCAAGTACCGTTGGAACTAATCCAAACAGAAGGAAAAATAGGAGAGGATCGGGAGTAGGAACGAGAACGGAATCAACAACTTGGAGCAGATTAAAGAAATATCGGTAAACCGAACTCCTGATTTTTAAAATCGTGCTATAAATAAGTGTGATTGCCTTCGGGGATCACACAACACAAACTCGCTTTTATAGGAGCTAATAACCATGGGGAACTTAATGAAGTTTCATACGAAGGACCTGCCTGAGCTGATGGACCGTATAAATAGGTACAGTATCGGCATGGATAATTACTTTGACCGTCTTGGGACGCTGCACGAGACGCAAACTAACTATCCACCATACAACCTAGTTCAACTAAGCAACGTAGAATACCGCTTAGAACTAGCACTTGCAGGTTTTAAAAAGGAAGAAATTAATGTCTACACACAAGACGGCAAACTTTTTGTCGATGGAAAAAAAGGAGATGCTGAGACCGAACGAACTTATGTTCATAGAGGAATGGCTCAAAGATCATTCACAAGATCTTGGACCCTCAGCGATGAAACGGAAGTTAGATCAGTTACTTTTGAGGATGGGTTACTGACTATTGACTTAGGAAAAGTTGTCCCAGATCATCATCAAAGGAAAGACTATCTCTAAATATTAGGGAATATCGTCGCCGCAGAGGGGTAACTGGCAAAATCCAGTTGATGCCCCTCTCTTTTTATGCTATAATGCCGACAGGTGATATTCTGACATGTCCGTTAAATTAGTCCTATTGAAGTCTGGCGAGCAACTCATCTCTGATGCTAAAGAACTTGTACAGGATAAGGTTGTTCACGGATACCTTCTAAATAAACCGCACAAGGTTGCCGCACAAAAACCACTCTTCTTGACTGAAGAGAATGAAGCGCCTGATGACAATGTTGAGATTGTATTCTCTCCTTGGATCTTGTTGTCTTCTGATGATGACATCGTTGTTCCCAAAGATTGGGTTGTAACGATTGTGGAACCCTTGTCGTCTGTATCTGAAATGTATCAGGAAAAAATTAATGAGCAAAGCAGTTAAGTGTCTCCTCGTTGATGTAGATAATGTTCTCATTAGCGAGGTTGTTGAGGTTGACGCAGAACTTGGTGATCCAAACTGTAGACTGGTCAACCCGTATCGTTTCCTTGGTGAAGGAAAGTATGAACCATGGCCACAAGCAACAAATCAACGGGAACTGATGATTCGGTCAGAAGACATTCTGACTATCGCAGACCCTACTCCAGAAGTTGTTGAAGAGTATCTGAAACTTACAGAATGAGATTTTACACGAACGTCCAAATGGTCGGGGATCACTTCTTGGTCCGAGGTTATGAAAATGGTCGCCATTTCATGACTCGGGAGAAGTTTTACCCGACTCTTTTTGTCCCATCTAACAAGAAAACAAAGTACAAAACTCTTGAAGGTGAATATGTTGAATCTGTTGAACCTGGAACTGTTCGTGATTGTCGTGAGTTTATCAAGCGATATGATGGTGTAGATAATTTCAAGATCTACGGAAATGACAGATACATCTATCAGTATATTTCTGAGAAGTATCCTGAAGAAGAGATCAAGTTTGATACTACCAAAATCAAAATCTCCACGATTGATATTGAGGTCAAGTCTGAAAATGGATTCCCTGACGTTGAGTCTGCTGCAGAGGAAGTCTTGCTCATCACAGTGCAGGACTACACTACCAAACAGATCCGCACCTGGGGTCAAGGACCTTTCAATAACAAACAGCAGAACGTCATCTATAAAGGTTTCTCCACTGAGTATGAACTCCTGAATGACTTCATCAACTGGTGGATGATTGAGGAGAATACTCCTGAAGTTCTGACTGGTTGGAACAGTGAACTGTATGATATGCCGTACCTCGTGCGACGTATTGATAGAATCCTTGGTGAGAAGTTGATGAAGCGTATCTCACCATGGGGTCTTGTCACAGAACGTGAGACCATGATCATGGGTCGCAAACACATTTCTTATGATGTTGGTGGCATCACGCAGCTTGATTACCTAAATCTTTATAAGAAGTTTACTTACAAAGCACAAGAATCCTATCGTTTGGATTATATTGCTAGTGTAGAACTTGGGCAGAAGAAACTTGATCACTCTGAGTTTGATACGTTCAAGGACTTCTATACGAATGGATGGCAGAAGTTTGTAGAATACAACATCATTGACGTGGAACTTGTTGACCGCTTGGAAGACAAGATGAAACTGATTGAACTGGCAATCGTTATGGCGTATGACGCTAAGGCGAACTATGCTGATGTGTTCTCACAAGTTCGTATGTGGGATACAATTATCTACAACTATCTGAAGAAGAGGAATATTGTTATTCCTCCGATCGTCCGTTCAGACAAAGACTCCAAGTACGCAGGTGCTTATGTCAAGGAACCGATTCCTGGAAAGTATGATTGGGTTGTTAGTTTTGACCTTAACAGTCTCTACCCTCATCTTATCATGCAATACAATATCTCACCGGAGACCTTACAAGATACTAGACACCCTTCGGTCACCGTCGACAAGATACTGAACGAAGAGATTAACTTTGAACTGTATAAGGATACTGCCGTTTGTGCCAACGGTTCAATGTATCGTAAGGATAAGCGTGGGTTCCTTCCAGAGTTGATGGATAAGATCTATAAGGATCGCACCATCTACAAGAAGAAAATGTTGCAGGCAAAGCAAGATTATGAAAAGACCCCAACTAAGGCACTGGAAAAAGAAATTGCCAGATGTAACAACATTCAAATGGCGCGAAAGATT